CCGGGGTTACGGATGTAAGGATCGGCATGCCCCGTCACCTCGGAATCGGCTCCGTGCCAGAAGGCGAGGTCTTCAGCACGAGGTATCCAACTCACCTCGACGTCTTCGCCGACACCATGATCTTTGAAGGTGGGGAAAGCCTCCAGCAGGTTCAGGCTGGTTGCTGCGCCAGGGTGATAATTGTTGGTCGGCTGTACCGTGATTACAGTCCCACCCCGATAAATTTCGGGCGAGACATTGTGAATCCGGATACCCATGGCTGTCAACTGCCAGCGAGAATGGTGGCCGGCGACGTTTGTCCCGTTGGTCACGGAAACATAGGGCAGGCTGACGTCCCAGGTCAGGGCACTGGAGGAGGCTGTGTTTGATGCCGCGGCAGTCACGTTAAGTGCTGTGGTTGTGACGAAACCCGCGACAGCAACCTTTGTTGAAATGTTGTCCGTCTTATTCATAGGTCCCGGAACGTAATGACTGGCAGGGGCTACCGCATTGCCAATCACTTGATCCATCCCATGGTACGCGACACCATCCATTGCAGCAGCTCCCTGCATGACGGAGCCCACGGAGTCCGCAATCTGACCATGTCCAGGAAAGAGGACCATCTGGACCCCGGACGCCGTCCCAACTGTAAAGTTGAGGTTGGTGGAGGTGGTTCGGGCCGTCGACTGGATGAACGACGGCACCGGGTTGTAGTTGATGGGACAAAAATAACCCTCGAAATCAAAGGGACGGCTCAACATACGGGCCCACTTTGCCAGGTCCGAGCTTGGATTCAGCAGCACGGACTTGGCAATCACCTTCTCCAAGGGTTTGTCGCGCCGGGCTGATGGGGTCACCTTCGACGACTTCTTGATGTTCACCTGGGCTTGACGAGCCACCCGGGCCATCTCTAACTGGTGAGAAGTCTTCTCATCCTTTTTCAAACGGCGTTTCTCTTCCCGAGCAATTCTGGCAGCTTCCTGCAAAACTGTTTGTTTGTTCTTCTTCATGACTTTTGTCGTGGAGCCCTGGGGCTTCTCGAGTGGTGTGAAGATCACCAATAGGATTATAACCGGAGCGCCGGTGTCTAACTTACGCCTACTTTACAATTGTAGGCAGCCTATAGAAACGACTGATCAGCGTCGTTGAGGACGAAGGATATAAACCGGCTCACACCGACTATGACCCTCCTCCCGCTGATGATCAGACCAGACAGTGGCAGGCATGCAAGTTGAACAGTGCGAGCACCGAACAACACCAGGCTGAGTGGTAATGAAGATCTGATCATCGCCGCACCGGAGTGACAGTGACGTCGAGCCTTTCGTCTCCAATGAAGATGACTCCTCGGAAGTCCCTAGGTACTTCCCCACACACCGGGCAACTTCGGACCTCTCCGCGGAAGGTGATCTCGCACCTACGGCAGGCGGCCCTGAAGACTGCAAGCGTTGCAACGACCGTATCAGTCGTAAGAGGCTGTCGCCTCTTGGCTTCGAGTCCTGAATCTTTTTCAGTTCCTCTCGAAGCATTCTCTCTCTCTCGTTTTCCATAATCACTCGTTTTGACGTGGTGACCTGGACGAGAAACCAGCGACTGTTCATCGCCCTCGTAATGGTATCAAACCCGTGCAGTCTGTAGACGCTACGTGTCTTGGTCAGCTAATGTGGTCCTGTGCCTGGACGATACGGCTGATTGCACACTTGGTACGCAACTTCGGTCTGTTGGTCAGACAGCCTCCTGAGCGTTTTGGGCTGAGCATCACATGCCCCGAGGGAGACCCACTTCCGTTTGTATCGGGACGGTGCCCTACTAGGTTCTTTCAAACTTCTTACGGTGTGTTAATATCACTCACCAGCCTAGGCAGTTGTATTGGGG